ATTAACCTGGGTTGTGCATTATGATAAAGCATATTACCTTGGTCGTGAAGCAGTAGAAAAATTAAAAACACTGATTCCAAAGCATCTGTTCGCGATTCCACTTCAAGCAGGACTTGGAAATAAAATCATTGCCCGTGAGACGATCTCTGCAATCAAAAAGGACGTTCTCGCTAAGTGTTACTGAGGAGATGTAAGTAGAAAAAGAAAACTTCTCCAAAAGCAGAAAGAAGGTAAGAAAAGAATGAAAGCGATCGGAAGTGTTGAGGTACCTACTGAAACTTTTGTCAAGATGATTACCAGGGAGAACTAAACAGTCTCATATATCAGGAGCAATTATATTCAGAAAAAATAAAATTGCAAGAGAAAAATAGTGTTTTTTTTGGAAACACTATTTTTTCTAAATATGACCACTGGAAACTTTTACTCGTTCAAGTTAAGATGACTTACATTTCTTTTGAGTTTTTCTTCTGCGATATGAGTATAAACCTGAGTACTCGTGATGGTAGCGTGTCATAACATGACTTGTACCTCTCTAATATCTACTCCTCTTTCCAAAAGTGTGGTGGCGAACGAATGTCTGAAAGAGTGGATAGTAACCTTCTTTTTGATTCTTAATTTATCCCTGTATCTTTCTAGTAACACATTAGCTCCACCTCTCTTCATCTTCTTACCCCGCCTTGGATCGTCCAAACAGATAAAAACATAGTCTTTGTCTTCGTGATAGTGTATTTGATGAGATGGCTTAAGAAGATACAAAGCTTTGAGTTGGAGAGCAATTTCACGGATTTTTGATTCTTCGTTAAAAAAAACCGTTCTTTTCCTATTAAATTTCTGGATAATCTGGAATTGACGACCGCTCAAAAGCTCGTCAAAAGTCAAATTTAAAATTTCTCATTTTCTAAGTCCAGTAAAATATGCCAGTCTAAAAAATAGCTCATTTCTCAGAGCAATAGTTTCTTTTTTCTCTTGTTTACAAACTTCAAAGAATGCAAGAATTTCCTCACGAGTCAGGTAACAAACCTCGTTCCTTTCTTGCTTAGCAAGTGGAATAATATCATATTCAAGACATTTAAGTTTACAGGTTTTGCATCGTTTAAAAAAAGTTCTAATTGTAGTGATAAGGGCGATTTTGGTATTATGGTTCAGTTTTCCACTTTTTTTCTTGCTGTAGCCTCTAAGGACTTCTAAGTTGTCTAAATATGCTGAGTATTCCATTATATCCTCTAGTTCTATAGTACTCAGTTCTGGAATCTCTCCATATTTTTGTTCGAGGAATCAGCAAAATCTACTTGTAGCTGTTCTGTATTGAACAAGTGTACTCTCTGCCTTCCTTTCTAGGAGCTCTGCAAAGGTTAAAAATTTAAGCATAGCTTCGTTGATTTTCATGGGTATTTTAGTATAGAATAAAAATTGCATTTACTCTATACACTCGTCTATCTTCGGAAGTAATTTTATATATTGACATTTTGAAATAAATATATTTTACATAAAATCCGCAAACTAAAAGTTAGCAGAAAGGCTTGATTTTAAGCTAAAAAAAGCTATACTTTCACTGTTGAAGATAGCTTTTTTCTTGTGTATAGACTCACTATTTAGATAGTGAGATTTTTCTGTTATGGCAACAAAAAAATTCTGAAGTATCAAAGAAATTGAGCTCTTTTTTGAGCAGAGAAGGATTAAGAACGAGCAGTCCAACAAGAACTATTACAAAGCACAATCTCAAAAATACCTGGATAAAATCAATCCAAAAACAGGTATTTTATATAGTTATGAAGCCAAGATTGAGAGATATAAAATAGCAAACGCAAACAAGATAGAGAGAGAAAAAAAGAAGGCAATTAAAGCTTTTCAGGAGCAAGAAAAGTCTGGTTTTGTGATTGCTAAAAACTGAAGGAAAGTAAAAAAACAGGTTGATGTCGGAAATAATAATCTGACAGGGAAAATCACAAAAAGCAAGGCTAAGCAGGAATTTCAGCTTTATTCTAAAATTTCTAGAGCTGATGAAAATGGTCTCGTGAGAGAGATCACAACAGGCCAACTTGTGCACTGGAGGGAAACTCAAGGAGGACATTATATTTCTGCTAGCGTGAATATTACTTGTTTTGAGCTCAATAATGTCTGGCCTCAGTTCCCTGGTAGCAATAAAATCATGTCAATGGGGGATCAAAAAGCAGAAACTGAAAAAGTTAAGTATAGAGCAGAGCTGATCAAGAGAATTGGTGAAGAAAAGGTGAACAATCTTGAACAACTCGCAATGCTTAGCAAAAAGTGAACAAAAGTTCACTTTGGGTCTGGCTTTTTTGCTGAACTATATAAAAAATATAAAGCTCTCAATGATGAGATTTTTGCTCAGCATCCAGACTGGAGCAGAGACAAGAAAAAAGATCTTTCGTGGCAAAGATGGAGCCAGCAATAAGGTCAGCTTTTTATTTTGTATATTTTGGAAAAAATGCAGATTAAGATCAAACGAATTAGAAATATTTTTAAGCAGAAATTATTTACTCAATTCTCTGTCTTAAATTCTCTTTTGGATGAATACAACCTTATATGCTCTCAAAAGTTGCTTTATTATAGCAACAAAACTAAACAAGAAAAAATGTTAAGAATCCATCGCAAATGGAACGAAATGAAGATCCAAGCAAAAAAGATTGAAAAGTTCATGAAACGGTATGTGTTTTTTGGTGGAGATGAGTTTACTTCTGATTTATATGATTTTTTACTAGAAGCATGCAAAATAAACAAGCCAAAGTAAGAATCTGTCCTCAGTGCTGAGGTGGGATCCCTGTTTTCTGGAGTAGGAGTTTGTGTATTCCTTGTACTCGTTTCCAGGAGCAGAGTCAAAAAGAAGTTAAGAAGCTGACTCAAGCCGCAATTAAAGTCGCTCATATCTGAGCAGCAAAAGCCTCAGAGTTAGTGAAAAGCAAAACGGAGGCGAAAGCCCAGACAAAAAGCAGAAATAACAACCAAAATCCTAGGACAAAAAGAAGTCGGAAAAAACTGACAAAATCCGTAGGTAAATCGCCGAAATAATTCAGATTTTTTTATTTTTTTTCTTTCTCCTCTATGCCTAAAAAAACCAACAAAACCAACACACGAGAAAAAAAAGCTTCAAACTCTAGGAAAACAACAGACATAGATAGAGCAATCAAGAGAGCCAAAGCAATTCTAGGGGACAAGGTTATCTTTTGTGAAGCCTGCAAGAAGCCCAAAATGCCTGATATTCTTAGAACAGGCAACCCAGAAAGAGAAAAAGGTTTTTGCAACTGCGGAATAGATCCGCTTTACAGAGAGGAATACTGTACTGAAATAGTAAGACGATTCAAAAACCAAAAAGACAAAATCCTCACTGATCGCACTTACTACGAAGCGGATGAAAGATCTCATTTTGAGACTCCAGACGGCTACGATCACGGCTGACTCAAGAGCGAAAAAATCAATAAACTTTTGGCTGATTTCCCAACTTTTGAGGAGTGGAGTACACTGAACAACATTTTAGAGTCTACAAGGCAAGACCGAGTGAAAAAGTTTCCAGAGTTCAACCGCTCTTGTGAAATGTGCAAACAGATCCAGTATTATATTCTTCTGAAGTGAGGTTTGAATGGGAAATTTAATGCAAATATTGTGAAGTTGTTGGGGTCTCAGTTTGGGCTCTCTGAGGTGATCAAGGTCGCAACGGTGACTCCTGAAGTGACTGAGGAGCAGATGGACAGGATAGATAAGCTTTTAGCTCGTAACTACCAAAGCAATGGAGAGGATGACTAGGCAAAGGATCTATGAAGATTTGTATGATTATTACACCGAACGCAGAGAGTACAAACTGGCCTTATTTATTAAAAAGTATTTTTTTGAGAATATCAAGGATGCAGTAAGGCTACAGCAAGAGTTAGGATTTAGAGGCGAAAGAACACTTCGCTCTCGTAAATCCAGAATTAGTAGAGATTTAGTTCAACTCAGAATGATTTCAGATGACCAAATCAAAGTCTTCCGATCTCCTGATAGAGGAAAAAGAATTGCTAAAAAACAAGGCAACTAGAATAGCTCTTTGTGAAAAGAGCTTTTATCATTTTGTGATATATTATTTTGAAAATTCAATCAGGTACCCACAACTTGCCCCTTATCATTTTCAGCGGTTCAAATCAGCTCAAAGTTGACTCTCCATGTATGTAGAGGGACAAAGAGAATCAGCAAAATCCACCTTTTTATGACTCGCCCTGGAATGCTGGAAAATCTGCTATCAAAAAGCAGACTTTATCTGTAATATCTGCTATAACAAAACCAAGGCTACCGCCTTTAATAAAATGCTCGCCTCTGAGCTTTCTCTAAATAAAAAGATTATTGCAGATTTTGGATTACTCTTTTCCAAGAGAAAAGCAGTATACGACAAAGACGAAATGCTGCCAGAAACTGGAGTAAGTGAATTTGTGACCTCTAATTTTGTGAAGGTCAAAGCTTTTGGAATGGGAGAGTCAGTCAGAGGTGAACAGTTCCGCCATCCTAAAAAGGGAGTCCGCAGGCCAGACCATCTGATGCTAGACGATATTGATAATGCTGACAACACGAAGAATACGGCCTTGATTGATAAAGATATGTTTTTCCTTCAGAACGAGGTATTTGGTGGGCTGGTGCATTGGGCTCAGATCATCTATCTAGGGAATGTTATCCGTATGGACTGAAGAGGGGTAAGGATTAGAGAACAATACAAAGAAAACCCCAAACGGCGTCAGTTTTCCAATTTTGTGTATTGACCTGCTGGGACAAGGTCAGGGAAAATCCAGCGGTCAAGATATGTGGAAACGATTGCTGAAGCCCAAAAACTCAATCAAGGTGTCCCCGTAGATGAAGGGGTAATTGCCCTAGAAATTTTAAGGACTGACCTAAAAAGTGGATTTAATCAGAACTATCTTGGTATTCCTGAGATGGGTGCTCAAAAGTTCGTAAAAGCTGAGTGGATCATGGGACAAAAAATCACTGCTGACCAACTCCCAAAATTTGACTTTGTACAGATTTGAATAGATCCTGCATTCTCTAAAAAGACTACGAGTGATGCAATAGGAATTGTGGTTACTGGCCATCAGAGGATCACCCTACAAGATGGAACTACCAAGTCCCACAAATATGTCTTGAAATCTATTGCTCTCGAAGGAGAGGATAAAAATCAGAAGAATTTCGTAGCTGTTGCCAAAAGGTGTTATGAGGAATACTGAGTCTCTAGGATTATTATAGAATCCAATAACTGAGGGCAAATCCTCTGAGAACAACTGAAGGAACAAGAAATGGCGGTGGATATTGTTTCAGCAAACAAAGACAAAGTGACGAGACTGAAAGAACACGAACTCGCTATCCAGAACGGAGAAATATTTTTTGTGAATGGTGGGACTGAGGGGGTTATTTCTCAGCTTTTGGATTTTACTGGAGAAGAAGGGAACAGTGATGATCTTGTGGATGCTTTTGTATATTCGTTGAGGACTGAGGCTTTTAGGTTTTGGTTTTCTGGGCAATCCTAAAAAAAGAAAGAAATCTGACTAAAACGGCAAAATTTGCCGCTTTTTTAACGGTTTGTTTGCATTTTTAAAAAAATCCGTTATGAAAAAGCTATGTTTATTTTTTTATGCTGAAGATGGGACTTGTAGATACCATAAGAAACTCAATCAATAGCTTTCTGAAGGGGAAAAGAGACAACTCAATCAGTGGAACGATGCCATACTTCAGTAGCACGACCAATCTTTGAACGGCTCAGCTTAAGGCGTTTCTCCAGAGCTGATTCCATTCTTACTCCACTACATTAAGCATTGGAGAAAAAAATACAGTGATCTCCAGGAGTATTGATATGCTCCACGAAGCAATCCAGTATGTAGATATTGTAGATGATCAAGGGAAGGAAGTAAAAAGCTGACTAGCAAAACAGATTCTCCGTGATGCTAAGGCAATCTTTGGGAATGATAACTTCTCTAGCTATATTTACTTTTCCATCCTGTATGAGGTCTGCTGCTGAATGAAGATCCTTGCTCCAATTAAGGTATCAGACAAAGGCTATGCTGAGAGACTAGAGCTCCTAGACCCTAGAAGAATTAGTATCCAGTATGGAAAGGATGGAGACGAAATCCTGTATCACAACTGACAAAAGCTGGAAAGTTATGTTAAGACGCTTTATAAGCCTTCTGTAAACAGGAGGGGCTATGGAATAGCGAAGTTTAACTGAGCGATAGATGATGCGATTTTAGATCAGGCTTCTAGGCAAGAAGGGATTGTGTTCTATAAAAATTCTGCTCTTCCAAATATCGTCTTTGCTATGAATAATAACCTGACAAAATCAAACTTAGAGGATTTTGAAAAAAGCCTAATCCTCAAGTATTGAGGACTAGAAAACAAAGGACAACCACTTGCAGCTAATGGAATTGAGAATATCACGGTCATAGACAGTTCGCAGGGAATTATCTCAGGGCTAGAGGCAAGGGAATACAATTCTAATATGCTGAGTATGAGTATTGGGTTAGATATGAGAGGGCTTGGATACATGAGAAACTGAGGTAGCCAAGCTGAACTAAAAGCCGTGATGAACTCCGTGAATGCGAAGATCAAGAGGCATGCAGAGAGATTGGCAAACGATCTCCGCAGAGAGTTCTCTGAGCTCGTCTATGAAATGCCTGAAAATATGCACTTTCGCTTTGTACCAACCTATATTACAGATCCTCAACAAGTTCTTGATAACTTCTTCAAGGCTGAACAAAGAGAGATTGTAACCAAAGAGCAAGTATCTGATTTAGTTAATAATCAATAATTAAGATGAAAAAATCTGAATTACTCCAACTCCTCCGCAATCATAGCGGACACACCTTCAATCTTCGTCCTGCTGAAGAAGTCAAGGCGATGAATAAGAAGGAACTCAAAGCCTATATCAATGAGCATGGTGGTTTCTCCAGGGGAAAAGTCACTGCTGTAGAAAATAGCTCCAAACCTGAGTGAATACCTGAGGGGGCAATCTATTTGGAAGCCGAAATTTCTGATGAATCAGAAAATCATAATGGCTATGTCATTGAACTAGAGGCTTGGAATAAGTCCTGAGGACTTACCAAATTCTTCAACGAGTATGGTGGAAAGGTGCTCTATCAGCACAATATAAACGAGCCTATCGGAAAGACACTCAGCATAGAGATCAAAACCGATGATAATGGAAGAAAGTATCTCGGAGCTACTGGATACGCTTACGATGACTATACTGATAAGAGGTTATCAAGAGGGCTTACAAGCGATATTAGCACTGGACATATTCCTCTTGTGATCGTATACAGGCATCGTGAGACTGGTGAGGAGTTAACTTATGAAGCATACAATGAAATGCTTGATACTCTAGTAGATAAGCTCATTGACGAGGGCAGAAACTTTGGCTATATCTGGGATGCTCTGCAAAATAAAATTGCTGAATATCAAGAAAGACATAGAGAAGTGCAACTGATTGAATGGTCAGTAGTAACCCTTGGCTCTAATGCAAATGCTGAAGTAAAAGTGATCAAGAATAGTATGGAAGAAGCTAAAGAAGATTTCAGTCCTGAGCAACTGAATGAAGCTGTAGAACAAGATGATCCTGAATCTCCTGAAGGGGAAAATCAGGAAGAAAAATCAGATCAAGACGGCGAAAACCATCTGAAAAATGAGGGTGGAACTCCCGAAGCCGATGATGATACTCCTCCTAAAGACTCTGAGAATGAGGACGATGGAGAAAAAGAATCTGATCCTTCTGAAAATGAAGGAGACGAGGAACAAGAAGGGGAAGGCTCTGAAAAAGAGCAAACTCCTCCACAAGGCAATCCAGAGCCGCAAACGAACAGCTCACAAGAGCTCGTGAATTTGAAGGCAAATGAGATTGTCCTTAAGAAGCAGATTGAGACTTTGCAAGCAGAAAATCAGGCTCTCAAAACAGAGAAGTCTGAACTGCAAGAGAGGCTTGACTACTTCACTAACAAAAAGATCTGTAAACCAACAGATCTCAAGGAGAATAGAACTGACGCTAAGAGATTAGAACAGCTCAAGGCAAATGTTGCTAGGATCCTCAGACAATAAGTCTGACTTTTATTCTTTTTTTGTGTAAGAAACATGAATATCTTAGAAATGATTAGAACAAATCTCTTGAATAAAAACTTTAAGGATTTGGACATGAGACAACTTGCTTTGGTTACGAGATACAACAACCTCGTAAAGCAGGAACTTTCAGATGAGGAAATTGAACAGAAGCTCAATAACGAGCTTGAAGAAGCAAAAACGCTCAGGAAAAATTCAGTAACCAATGTGACCAGTAAAGCTGGTGCAGCTGCTGAGTTTGTTCCTGAAAGTGTAACTGTTGCATCACTGATTGACCTTTCAGATGACGCAGAGTTAAACTTCTTGAAAATGTTTAATCCTTTTGCTCAGGCACTTGCAAGTCAGGTGACTAAAATCCCTATCATTGGAACGGAAGGAGAGGCTATCGTAAAAACCGAATCAACTCCAACTTCTAAATTTAGAGAGGCAAAGGAGGGATTGCAAGATGCAAACTCAGCTAGCGTAGAGATTAAAGCAAATACGATCTATAGCAATATCGTATTGTCTGCGGATCTTTTGGCTTATAGCATCATTGAGCTAGAGGCTTTGTTCTTGGCGAGGCTTAAGAGAGCAATCCTCAAGACGGTTGCAATTGCTATCGTAAACTCAGATGATACTAAAAATGGAAATGTAAATCTGAAGGAGGACGATGTAAGTACTTTGTCTGACTATGCGACAAATGCTAGATATAACTTTGGTAAAGGACTCAGAGCAATTGGACTCCATGGTGGAGCGAAATCTAGTCTTGATGTCGGAACAATTACTGACATGAACTCACTCTTTGACCTCAGTGCATTGGTGACTTCTGCATCTACTCCTGGAGCAATGTTTTACTTGATGAATAGTAAGGCCTACAATGCCTTTAGAAAGACTGAAGACTTCAAAAATGCCTCTAAAAATGGACAAGTTTCAACTATTGCTAAGGGGGTAATTGATATTGGAGCAGGATCATATGTCTTCTGTACAAGCTACGATATTTTGCCTCTGACTGATGCTGATGGAAAAGTATCTAAGACGAAGTCTAAGAATACTCAGGGAACCGTTATTGCAGTAGATCCTAGAGTGATTCAGTCAGGATCATTTGGCGAGATTAAGACAAATGATGATGCTGACTTCGCAGTATCTACAATCTTGGAAGCATTGGCAAGATGGGGAATGGCTCATATTAACGATAAGATTGAAGGTAAAAACTTTGTAGCGGTAGGATACAACTGCCAGTAGTCTTTTATCTTCTAACGATTTGTAAAAAATGAGTGTAGTCTTACTAAGGAAATACCAGTATATTGGGCAGCACCCCACGAAAGTGAGTGCTGTTCCATATGCTCCAGCGGTTGAACTGGAACCAGGAGACGAGTTGGTGAGTCAAATCAGACTCCCCTCTCATCTTTTCAAGGAGATTCCATTAACGGTTGAAGATGCAGTCGCAAGCATAGGATCTTCTCAAATTGAGGAACCTAGTCAAGGTTCTCCATGGGAGAAAGTGACCGTGCCACAACTTGTGGAACTCCTTAAAAATAAGGGAATTGAAATCCCTAAGGGAACAAGCAAGAAAGCTGATTTCATCGCTCTAGCTGAAGCCAATGGAATAGAAGTCCCAAATGCTGAATAATTTACTCTTTATCTCTCTGATAATGACCTTCATAGCAAAAGATGACATTAAACCTTTTTGTCCAAAAGTCAAAGATGAAACTCTAGTAGCAGTTATTGCGTCTACGGAGAGACTCTTTTGTGGACTACTCCCCTTGATCAAAAAGGAGAGAGAAGTGAGTTTTCATCTGCATCAGATTTGGCAAAGAGGAAAGTGGTATCAAGTCAATACCTCGCTCCTTAATATAGACTCTGCTAAAAATGAGCAAGGAGAACTACTTACCACGAAGGCGATTTGAGATAAAAAGGATGTGCTTTTGTTCGAGGGGAAAGTAACCTTTTACCCAGTAATGACCTTAAAAATCACAAGTGGGTATGCTCCAGAAGAACTCCCTGAGGATCTGAAGGATGCCATGATCTCCTATGCAACTGAGCAGGCTCTGATGATTGGTCAAGGTTTCGGAAGCAATGTTGCGTCTTACAAGATGTGACCTAGGACAATCAGCTTCAGAGAAAACTCACCAGCAAGGGAACAGGTCATGCAAACCATCCATAAATACCAGCTTTAATTCTTTTTCTTCCAGGGAATGTTCTATGACAAAAAATGTAGTATCTATAAGAGAGAAGTTGTTACTGAGAACTTCAGAGAAGTGGAAAAAAATATACTTCTCCATGAAGACTTAGACTGTGATTTCTTTGATGAGAGAGATAGTCTACAACTTGAACAAGGGGATATTGCTCAAGAAGAAGAACATTGAAGGCTGACTGTAGTTTTGGAGGGGTTTTATCCAGGAATTGAAAACTGAGCAAAGATTGAGCTGAAGGATCCTGATTTGGGAAGTATTGGGATCTTTCAACTCATAAGAGCTCCAGCAGTCTATCGTCTCCCCAATGGAATCGTAGAAAGTATGACTTTATTTGTCAGAAAACATAGTAATGAGTTATGAAGATAAGGTTTCGGAAGTGACTTTTGCTACGGTAGATAAACTGACAGATCTCGCAAAAGAGCTGATAGAAGAAAAAACTCCTGAGGACACAAAAACACTTGTTGGGAATATGGAAAAACTCCCAACAAGGAGAGAGTGAGAAAGTGTGATTGGTGAGATCAAGAATGAGACTCCCTATGCTATCTATGTAGAATATGGAGTACACGGGAAAGAATACACCTATCACAAGCCTAAAGGGAAAGCCTTCTATAAAGGTGTGGGGGCTGGAATGGTTGCCAGGACAAATGCGGAACTCATAGAGAAGGGCGAGGAGATTATTATGGAGGCCTTTGATACTTTAATTGATGAACTAAACAGCGAATGATCATAGATATAAAAGAGCTTTTGGGAAAAATTCAGAGCCTGATCCAGTCTACAAGTAGTCCACTCCTAGAGCCACTCAAAAGAGCAAAAATTCTCGCTGAAGCTCCACTACAAGAGCCAAAAGCAATGGTCTTGCAATGTTCAATTCTGCCGCCAACGGTAGAATCTGAAGTGAGCAAGATTGCTATCTTGAGGTGCCAGCTCTCAGCTGAGGGAAGTAAAGTCTCAGACAGTCAGCTTTTTCTTCTCCTGGAGGGATTTGCTGAACTCCTCTGCGATGGGAATACTGACCTTTGAACTGAGGTCTATAGTATCACTGAAGCTGGAGGTTCTCCTGGTATGGTGGATGAAAAGGGAAGAAATATCAGAGTTAAAGATTTTTATATTCGCTACATGATATAATGGGCAAAAACGAACAAAATCCTGAAGTAATCGTCCTGAAAAGAGATACGATTATCAAAGGAGAACTGCATAAAGCAGGAACTCAGATCGAAGCTACTGAGGAAATCAAAGAGCTTCTGAAGCCGTTTGGCTACATTTTTACTTTAGAAACTGAATAATTACTATGGCAGCAACTAACAAAAATGCTCTTGCCTATAGAGCAGCTAAACTCTTTGTGGCTCCTATGGATTCTACAATTCCAGAAGTCGCAGTAGATCTTACTAATGCACCTGCAGTTATTTCCGCTATTGAAGCTTTAACAAAGCAAAGAATGGCCAGTCTTACTGATCTGCAGATTGAAATTGGAGTAGGTGAATCTGAACCACAAAAGGTAGATGACAACGGAGTAATCTATAGATCTCAAGCTCCATCCTTTACCGTGAAGGGGAACTGGTTTGAGATGTTTGAGCCAGCAGTATTAAAAACCCTTATGGGACTCGCAGAAGTGGACGACACCACTGGAAAGAGAAAAATCCTTGGGCAAAAGATCCAAGATGGAGATGCTCCAAGATTGGCTTTGATCATTGAGACTATTCCTCAGGTAGGAGCTCCAAAGCCTGAAAAATTCTATCTAGTAGATACTAATCTTACTGGTAGTATTGTCCTCTCATTTCTCAATGTGAAGAGAAATGGAGGGGTTGGAAACAGTCCATTTAGTTTTGCATCTAATGATAATGGTGCATGGATTTGGGCAAAGCCAACTGACTAAAAACCCAATGAAGAAGCAAGATTAAAATCTTGCTTTTTTTATTGACAAAAAGTCTTGCATTTTTAGCATTTTTGTGTAAAATAATCTTCACACGAAGAGGTAGTGGGCAACTAGTAATAGTTGCAATGCTATCTGCCAGCCCCCCCCCTCCCCCCCGCGGGGGGGTGTTTTCTCAAAAAGAATATGAAAGTCATGGTCTATATAGACGGCTACAATGTAAGCCGCTCTCTAAAATCAAAGTATGGGAAAAGATACTACTGGCTCAATTATAGAGCCTTAGCTGAGCAATATCTAAAGGATGATGATACTATTGTAGGAATAAGGTATTTTACTGCCGTATATCCATGAGATACTCAGTGAGAAGAAAAACATAGAAGATATATGCAAGCATTGACACAATATGCAGGTATTAACCCAATTATGTGAGATTTTCAGTTGGTTTACAGGACGATTACTGATAAGAATCCAAGAGAAAGAATAACTCCTCCTAATTTTCAAACCGTCATGAATAATTATCTAGGGCAACAAACCAATACACATTTTAGTATTCAATATAAAACATATGAGGAAAAGAAGTCTGATGTGAATATGGCTCTAGCTATTTATAGGGACGCTGCAAAAGGGAAATACGAGAAAGCTGTTTTAATAACTGGGGACAATGACATTGCTCCAGCTGTAAAACTCGTAAGAGGTGATTTCCCTGAAAAAGAATTTATGGTACTCTTTCCTCCTGGAGGGAAAGGCCATGCTCTTAAGAAGATATGTCAGATTAAACAAATTATACAAGAACAACAGCTCAGAATAGCTCAGCTTCCAAATCCTGTAATGGTTAAAGATCCTCAGAATCCAACCCAATGGATCGCTCTTGATAGACCTACTGACTGGCAATAGATAATAATTTTTCCAAAAACGGCAAAATTTGCCGCATTTTAAGCTCTTTATTTGCAAAAGAGCTTTTTTTTATTATCACGGAAAAAAGGATTTACTTTCTGTATATACTTCAATGGTAGCAATTAGAAGAACCTCAATGATAGATTCTAATAAAACTCAGCTCAACTCTGATTATGATTACTCAATGCTCCGAAAGTGGGCACTAGGTAATAAAGGTGGACTGCTGAAAAAGTCAGATTTTATTTTTGACAAAAGTAAAGGAGAACTCTCTGCTGGCTCTGAGATTGCTGAAGCGGTAATCCTCTGCAAGAGGCCAACTTCTTATCCTATCCAAAATCAGACTTTTCTTGCTCAATTTCAGTTTACAGGAAAACTTGAAAACCTCCAAACTGTCGAGGGGACAAAGATCTATATTGAGATCAAAGAAAATCTGATCATGGATCCAACTTTGATTGCAGATCAACCAGGAAGCACGAACTTCGCCAAAGGGTTTGATATTGGAGAAATCAAGGCAACACCTGAGCGGCCAAGTCATGAGAATTTTTTGAAGCTATATGAGATCTCTAGTGGAGAGGTGGTAGATCACAGGAAGGAGATCAGTCTTCCTGTTTTGGACTCTGTAGCTCAGAGAACTACTACCCTAGAGTCAAAACTTCAAACCCAAGAAGAGAAGGTAGGGAAGCTAGAGGAGGCTGGTACTCCTGATCACTTAGAAGAGCTTATTATGATATGAGAAGTTTATTGAGTTTGAGACCATTATTATGCCCAAACTTGAGAAGCTCAAGAATGTAAAAAATTTATTAGAGTTACAGAATGGAGGAGCCAAGATTGAAATTGAAATTCTACTCATAATTTAACAAAAGTATCATTTTTAGATCATAATTGATCTCCTATCCCTAGAACTGAATTTGAGTCTCCACATTTTCTTGTGGAAAGCACAAATTGAACCTCAACAAGCCTCGACAATGGACAAACTTTTGTACTGAAGTCTCCCAAAAGGATATCTGCAATGCTTCTTACTTATAGAGGGGATGCACATGTCACACACAAGCCAAAATATATTCCAAAGATCGAATTCTCCGAAAATGGTAGTGGTTGGACTCAGGTATCGTGATTTGTATTGGAAGATGTTAAAAATAGAGGTTCCACGACACTAAATATTAGCCTAAAAGCATATAAAAAGACTCAATATACTGATCAAGAGCTAAAAAAACTAATATATCAAAAACCATTATTTAGTCAGAAAAGACCGAAGTTTGAAGAGGCTATTCTTGGAGTGAATATCTGAGAGAAGGAAGATAATAAGGAACTTCATTTGCAAGCAATTAGCAATTGAAAACCTTTTAATAGTATAGAATTTAAGTTGAATAAGATCTGATTGCCTACTGCAAATTTAGAAATTGAGGTAAAAAAATCAGAACTAATTATTGAGAATAATTCTGGATTAAAGGTTCGAGGTAAGGGTGAGGATAATTTTATTTCGTATTGGGTTGGTGTAGGATCAGCTCTTGGTAAATGAAGTATCTGATATTCGACCATACAACAGACTCCAGATAAAATTACTGTAATACTGGATAAGGAACTTACCCTGCCAGCGTGAGAATTGCTTTCTGTTGTAGTTAAGCAGAGCGGATGAATTGTAAATAGTCAGAATTACTATGTGTTATCATGTGATAGTACACAATACTCTGAATGATTGAGTTTTGTCGCCGTAAATGGAGATAAGAAGGTTAGATCACAATTGATGCCATATCTTGTTTGCCAAGGATTCGTAAATAACATAGCAGCAAAAAGTTCAAGCACTGAAATCACAATCCCACAATTAGAAGCTTATCTCTTCAATAGAAACTGAGCTGACTTTGTATTCGAGGATGAGAATGATCCTATGTTTCTGTTTGTGGCTCCTACTGATATGGAAATCGAGGCAGAGATTACTTTTAGGGGGAATATATGACCTCGTCTCGGTGGACTATGGAATTTTTATGTGAATGTGAATGAGACAAAGATATTAGAAGTGTATGTATCCTACTGAGGTAATACTGGTAAAAAAAGTAATAAGATAAAAGTTAAGAAGTGAGATGTAATCTCGATCACGAAGAATGCAAACTCCTTTTGAGCATCAAATCCTAAGGTAGGAATAGCAATGCAAAACTTCTATATTAGAGCATTTCTTACTAGCATATCAAAGCAAAAAACGAATGAGGTTATTTATGCTAGAGAGCAAAAATCTATAGGGCAGGTAGTTAAATGTACGACTTTCGGTAGGCATATTGATGGTAAACGAATTGATAGGAATTTCTTTACTCCTCAAGTTTCTTCTTCAGTAAGAACAGGAAACATCCCTCTAGGAAATGCTATATGATTTATGCCTTTTGTTTCTCCTGATGGTAAGACCTACAAAATACCTATCTTCTGAGATTAATTTTATTTTTTAATTACTTATAGCATGTTAACTGCAATATGAACTCGACCAGATGGAACAAAGTTTCGAGCTGATCCTAGGAGAATTCATACTTATTCTGGTTGTACTATTGAGTACAGAGAGCCTACAGAAGAAGAGATCAAGGAGCTCAGGATTCCAACCGTGATTGTATCAATTCTAATACCTCAGATGGCTCTCTTTAAGTCCCAATCTCTTGCAACCAAGCTTGATCTGATGATTAAGTTTTACGATGGTCTGGAGAGGTTCACAAGAGATGGAGTGATTCATCTTGGGAATATTGACCTCAATGATATTGCCCAATACGTAACAGCTGAAGAATACAAGGAATGGAAAGAGGCTTGAGTACAATTTCCTCCAGAGGTAGACACTTTATTTGCTGACAAACCAAAAAATGAAGAAGCTTCTGCATAGCCTCATACTCCTGATCGTTGCCCTAGCTCTAGCGTGCGTGATGCTACCGCTCGGGATCCTACGAACACTAGGAGAAATCTGATTCAGGTTTTTTGTTCCTTCCTGAAATTCGGCAAGCAAGAAGGGGCTCTGATACCTCTGAGGGATCTTTCGTAGTGTAGCTATAGGGATAGACCAGATAGGGAACTCAGTATGCCGTGATCTCTTCAATCGCTGTCTCATAACTTCGAGCTGATATAAGTTTGGTAAAGTTCAGGAAACGATAAGTTCCGTCTTAGGGAAAAATCAAGAAACCTGAACTTTGACTCTGGTTGGCCGTGCAGTGGTTGGTGTCCTGGATTGGATCGACAAGGACCACTGCAGAGAATCTATTATTACTTTTACTTCTTATACTCAAAAAAAAGATGAATGAAATTAAAGGAGTCCTTGGAGGGCTTGGCCTTGCTGGACTGATTAGTTGGCTAGGTATTAGCTGAGAGAGTTTAACAATCTTTGCGATTATCCTGGTATTAGACTTTATTCTTGGTGTTGCTGATGCTTATTTGCTCAATAGAGAGCAGGTAAAGTCTAGTATTGCGACAAGGGGTGTGTTCAAAAAAGTGTCGAAACTATTACTGCCAATTATAGTGGTTATCGTGCTCAAATGAGCAGGATTTACGAATACCGCACCTATCATAAATTCTATTATGTGAATATTGATATTTGCAGAAGGATATTCTATTGTAGGGCATATCTATTGTATCAATACAGGGAAAAGCTTGCCAGAGATTGATGCTTTTGAACTTGTAATTAAAAAGATCGTAGAAATCATGAAGCCAAGATTAGAACCTAAAAATAAACCTGAATAATTCAGACTTTTATACCTTTACTAATTATTACAATGGACGAAAAAGAATTAACAACCCAAGTTATCAGTAACGATACTGAATGATTTACCCAAGAGGACTATCTGCATATCCCTGGATATGCAACCGTGATGGAAGAGTATACTGGAGAAGACTCTATACCTGAGAAGATCGTGTATAATAACACACCGATTTTGGATCAAGGCTCAGAGTGAGCTTGCTCAGTATTTGGAATAACCAAAGCTGAGAACGAGGCTGATTGGTTTGATAGCAAAACACAATTAGATGCGATGAAAATTTGGAAAGAGGCTATCAAAAACTGAATCATTCCAGACGGAGGGAAGAACGGTTGGAGTATGAGCTGAGCTCTAAAATTGATGAAGGATCTCGGTTATATCCAAGGCTACTACTTCTGTTCCACTCCAACTGAAGTGAGACTAGCCCTCAGTAAAAAGCATATGTGTTATACAGGTGCCAGGTATATCAGATGGCACCAAACTGGAGTTACTCATACATTGACTCCTGATAAGGATGCTAATGCTGGACATCTTTTCGCCCTTACAGGTATTGATGGCGAAAAATACCATCATCCAAATAGCTGGACTGAGTGATGGGGAGATAAAGGATTTTTTTACACTCCTTTTAGTCTCCAAAAGTGGCTTTATTCCATCGTTGCGATAATTGATAAGAAGAACGCAACGCCTGAGGTGGCGGTTGATTCAGCTGACTCAGAGAAGATGGTGGAGATGAATATCTGGAACGGTAAGTTGCCGAATGAGGCACTGATCAAGCTCCACGCTGTTCTTATGGTTATGAGAGCTTTCCACAACGAATTTGACGATAACAAAGCCATTCAGAAAGCTCTCGAACTCTGAGTTGTAAGCTCAGTGAATTGACCTCTTACTAAGAGATGGTTCTTAAAGATGATATTTGTCGCTTTGTATGGTAGAACTTCTCAAGAGGAACTCATTCCAGATATTGCTGTTGATCAAGGTATCATCAAGTCCAAAGCTGGATTGGATGAGCCAGTCAAGAGGTATCATGCTTCATTGATGATAGCAAGAGCATTGAGGTTTAGTGGTAAAATTGAATAATAGCTAGGATGTGTTTACATACCAGGCACGGTCAAATCTGGCCGTGTTTTTTAAAAAATAAAACACTAGTTCATAACTAGTGTTTTATTGGACTAACTCATCCATTTCAGAATAATTTCCAAAAAAAGTTGTTTATCCACACTCAAAACAATCAACAAGATTATAGTAAATCAGCTAATTCGAAAGGAAAAATTCCATCTAAAATTTCCTCCTGATCTCTTGTTTTTTTTGATCTTCTTTGATCAACAGCTAAAATGGATTCCATCCCTTTGGGGTTGGTTTTTGTAATTTTTTGGCATAATGCTTAATAAAACTAAAAATTTTTGGTGGTATATTTCAACCACTCTTTTATTATTATAGAAAAAAAACAAAAAATTCTGATTTTTTTTATAAAAAAAATCTGACAAATTAAGTCAGATTTTTAAGTTTAAGAAGTCTGATTTCTTGAGTCAGGTTTTTTTGTCGCTGAAGAAAGCCATACGAATACACCAGCTCATCTCCTAGGGTATAAGAAACTCTCTTAGTCGCATTATTATAAGAGATCTGTTTCCCCTGGACAATCACTTCTCCCTGAAAATTGAAGTAATGATTGGTATTTCTGACATCTAAATTAAGTATATCTCCCACCTCTGCGGTGATACTACCTTCAGCTATTGACACTTGGTAGGTTCTTTGTCTCTTGGAAAGCTTCTTAGCTTTCAGCTGAGCAGATTCCTCCAGATTTCCATTTCTAACGCTAACCTCTCCAACCCCTGAGACGATACCATCAAAGAAGTCAGCATTGACGGTTTTTTTTCACTCACTATCTTCCACCAGGACAATATTACAAGCCGTGGCTGTAGCTACTGAGCTGATTTCTGTAATGTTACCAGGATTACTGGCAGATCCATCATACATAAGGGTGGTGTCTAGTTTCTTTCAGAGCTGTTTTCTGAAAATTACCTGGCCATCAGTAACTGTTCGGTAGCATTCAAGTTTTTCGCAGATTTCTCAAAATAAATCCGCATAGGTATCCCCCTGTTTGACCTCAATTTTAATAGTGGCATCGAAGCAAGACCATGTTCGCTGTTCCTGGTATTTTTCATTATAATACCCCAAGAGTTCCTGTAAGGCCTTCTCGAGAGTAACCCCTTCTTTCCAGTTTCGGCTCGTGAGAGCCTTTCTTTTTTGAAAGATGGCCTTAAAATCTCTGGCCGTAATTTCCAACATGTCCCATCTCTTTCGAAGGGGTTTAGTTTCATAAATAAAGCCTGAAAATACCAAGTGATCCTCTCAATTTCAGACTTCATAGAGCTCTATTTTACAGTCTTCCTGGAGTCCAGGAATAAGAGGGATTTCACACTTGGCAATTCAGAAGTCATCAATTTTTTGTTCGAGAGAGATCTGAGAAGTGATAGATCTCTGAGCAAGGATCTCCTTGCTAAAAATATGAGGATAAAGTCTGGCCATTAACATGAAGTTTATGATTTAGTAATTAAAAGTAGATCTTCGGGTAACGAAAATTTCTGGCTCTTCATCAGGATTGTCAGTAATAACAACAAGCTGATTTTCTCCAGGAGCAAGATAGAGATCCTTTCCTGTAGATCTCTTAGAGCTAATATTCTGGCCGAGATCTTCCAGGATCCAATCCTTGCCTTCCTCGAAGTTAAGGTTACGATTGTCAAAGATAAGATTTGTAGTTGTAGCCTGTATTCTAATACTCTCTCAGGTGGCCAGATTATAGATTTTGGGGTTGGTGCATGTTCAGATAATCTGCAGCTTAAGGGGAGCATACCAGTTCCCCCCATTGAGGATCTTACCACCTCCGCCAAAGCTTCCAATCGCCACAGGAAGAGGCTGAGCAAGTGGTGTTCCTCCAAAAAAGCCTCTAGGGATTTTCTGCAGCTGCTGAGTAGGAGCATAAATCTTTTCTGAAGGACAAGCAAGCTGAAAGGAATACTCAAACTTATAGGAAGTCAGCTCGTGTCTAGTCTCTATAGGCTTAGTGATTTTCGCCTTGCAGGTTCTCGGTTGGCCATCATCCGTCTCTCGAGAGAGGTCGAAGTATTCATCACTTTTGACCCCATGGCATAAGGTAAGTTGATCCATGAGGAGCTTTAAGACTATTCCTCTCTCTTGCTTAGATTTTCCAATTCCAATTCAAGCAAAGTTCATGTATCTCACACCATAAAGGCTATGAGAAAGTGTTCCTCAGTGAAAGTTAGCATTGATTCGCTCCTCAGTTCTTGTAGAGAGATCTGCTGAGTATTCCTGGAGAGGGAAGCTGTAGCCCATAGTCTGCTGAAGGTGTTTTTGGGTAGTGTCTGAGAAGTCTAGCCCTTTGTAGTGTCGGTTTTTTCAAAGCATTTTGTAGGTCTAAAAGTATAAAAAGTCTGATTTATTTTTTCATAGAGATTCCAAAAAACGATACCTCTTTCACTGTAGTTCATCGCCAAAAATTGCAATATGCGTGGATTGCAAATATAATATAGAGAGCTCAAACCGTCCCTAAAATAATTTTTAATACATTCTTTGGTAGCATCTTAAAAATCTCTTGATAAATCTTTTCCATTTGGTATAATCCATTTGCTAAAAATCTTCTCTAAACTCCTCAATATGAGTTGGTAGCTCTGAGGAGTTTTTTATTTTCTCTATAAGATTTCTACTTCTGTAGATATTTTAATTCAATAATCTGTCAGTTGCAGCTCTAAAAATTGCAGCTGAAGCATCACTAGGATTATTGATATTGTAGGTTTGATTAACAGTATTCCCAGCATGATTTGTGATATTGGTTGTAGATCCTCCGCCTCACATAGAAGCTTTTGCTGCTACATACTGAGCTGCATAGCTTTGCATTTGTTGAGCTAAATTTTTTGCAATATCTAGTTGGCGATTTGCTTCTTTCTCATAGTGATCAACATAATCGGTCTCTTTCTTTTTTCTTTCCTCAATTTCCTTTTCCAGAATTTTAGTATAATTCTGCTCTAATTCAGTCTTTGCATCAGTAAGTTTTTGGTGAATTTCGGTTTGTTCCACAATGTTTCTAGCAAGCAATTTGAGTTCTTCGGACATAGCTTTCTGTTTGTTTGCCAAGTCTGCGAGGTATTGAATATTTTTGTAATCTGTTACCTCTTGCATCTCCCCCTTTTCATCAATATAGCTGGCTTTGAGACTGCCATCCTCATTCTCTCAGATTTCCAACTTTCTTTCTTCAAAATTTTGCTGAGAACTGAAGGATTTTGCAATATTGATTTTTTCCTGCAGAGCTGCCTTTTGTTTTTGATAGTCAAGTTCTCTTTTCTGAGACTGAGACAACTTTGCAGACTCTTCTGCTTGTTTTCTCTGCTCTTCAGTAGTTTTCTCCATAAGAAAGGTGAGTTCTTCCTGAAGTTTATTTCTCTCTTCAGCTTCAAGGCTATCTTTTTTGAGTTCCTCTTGAACCTGGACAAATCTTTCAGCCATATCAGCATAATAGTTTTGATCTAACTCCTTCATTTCATGATTGAGCCCTCTCAATTCGTTCTTTACACCATCGAGAGTATCTGTCCATTTTTTCTTGAGATCTTCTAATTGCTTTCCATATTTTTCTAGGTATTGGCCAGATTTATCAAAAGCTTTATTGATCTCTGAATACTTTTTCTTCACAACCTCTTCTTCCTCTTTGGCAGATTCCTGAGCTTTTTTTACAAGTTGATCACCTGACCTTCATTCTAAATCTACTAGTTTTTTCTTGTAATCTTCATTGATTTCTAGGATGTTCTTGTATTTTTCTTTTTCTGATTTATCCGACTGTTGAATCTCTTGAATTTGAAGATCTCTAAGTTTCTTCAATTCTTCTTTTTTTTGAGTTACTAAACTGGATTTACTTCATCATCCAGCTCTTTTTCCTCAGCTCCCTCCATTCCCTGCTGGATTGGATCCAGGATTTCGGGGTTTAGGTTGAGAAGGTTTTGAAAAAAAAGCGTTCTGTTCCTGTTCTATTTTTTCTATTCCCGCCAAATACTCCTCTTGGATTTTTAGTTCATTTTTTAGGGTTTTTTGCATTGGAGTTTCTGCATAGACTCCATCAGAAAAGGTTCATCATCTCTTTAAATACCCCCATAATGAAGAATCTGATTTTTGTTGATTGCCTAGCTTTGTCTTTGCTTCTAATACTGCGGCTTGAGCCTTGCTTTTCGCCATGGCGATATAACTCATTGCTGTTGCATTTGCCGCCTTCTGTTCTGAGTCAAGGGCATTGATATCATCACCGTTATTGATTCTGAGATTAGCAAGTGTAGATTTAATATCAGCGGCCTTCATCCCTCACTCCTGAAGCATTCTGTAAAGATCATTTTCCTTTTTGTGAGCCTCATTCTCCTCTTTGATCGCCTGCTCCAGATTTCAGTATTCTTGCCAAAGAGCTTTTTTCTGTTCAAGGTATTCCCCCTCAGTAATAAGTCCTTGCCTATATTTTTCTTCTAGTTGCTGCACTTGAGCTCCAACAGCATTTTGCTGCCCTTCTAATCCCTGGAGAGTTTCGGTATGTTCCTGTGCAATATCTGTCGCAATATCAAGAAGGTTATTCTGTTCCTTTATTTTTACATTAGTCTTAGCAATATCTTGTTCTACTACCGAAATAATTCCCGTAAGTCTATCAAACTCTGTATTATAATCTGTTGCAGAAATTTTTCCGTTCCTCAAATCATTATTAAGCTTATTGAGTTCTTCTCTAGCTCCATTCAATACTTTTTGAGATTCTCTGAGTGAGTCATCCAATCTCTCTATTTCTTCCTCCATTGCATTCTCGGGCCTACTGAAAAGTTTTGAAATCCAATCAACACTTTCCTTCAATCATGGAAGAAGAAAGAGTCAGATTTTTTCACCAATTCCTGCCAAAGTATCAGAAAAGTTTGATCGCATCCCACTCAAAGTTCCAGACTGTTTCGCCATCAGATCAGCAAATCTTCCTCCTTCACTTGTCATCGTCCTAAAAGCTTCTGTAACCATATCAGCAGAAATCTGACCTTTTGAGATCATATCTTGAACTTCTGTCTTTGATTTTCCTAGATTTTTACTCAATTCATCCAAAAGAGGGACTCCTGCAGTTGTGAAGTCTTTGAGTTCTTGCCCTGCGAGTTTTCCCTTAGTTATTACCTGTCCATAATTTAAGGCGAGTCTTTCCATAGGAACACCAAGTCCAGCACTTACATCCCCTAAAGCCTTCATCGTTGGGATAATATGATCTGCAGAAATTCCCATTGCAAGGAGCTGCTTAGCATTTTCTCTAACATCTGTCAGTTCAAAAGGAGTTTGTTTGGCAAATGAGGAAAGCTTTGAAAGCATGCTCTCTGCTTTATCTGCAGAACCAAGCATCGTAGTAAAAGAGATTTTTGCCTGTTCATAATTATCTGCAAGTTGAATCACACGCTTCCCTAAATCTACAATCCTACTTCCTATCGCACTTCAAACCCATAATCAAATAGCCTTACTAACAGACAGCGCTTTTTCTCCTAAAGCTCCAAACTTAGCAGAAAGTCTAGAAGTCGCTGCATCTCATGTATTCAAATAATTATTAAGTAAACGGCCTGCTTCAGAGGCCTGTTTTTTTGCTCTGTTGAGATCTATTTCAAGAATCACTCTTCTCGCAGTATCAAGGTCTTTACTCCTGAGCATGTTCCTTAGTTCTTGAACCTTGTTGTCTGCTTGAACTTTATTAAATTCTAGTTCTAGGAGATATTTCGTATTAAGTTTCTTACCTGTATCTCTAGCAAATTCCTGAGCTTCTTTAATTTTTTTGACAAAATCAGTGTCATCTAACATTACTTTCCATACTAGTGGCTTCATAATTTTCGTTGTTTAAGGTATAAAAGTCTTGATTTCAGTATTTTTTTTATGTATAATTGGGATGTTTTAGATCCTAAAGAGTATTGATGACGGATTTTGTTATTACCTACATCCTTATGAACATTGGAGAACATTTTCTTCCTCCAATGAGGAGCGATTTTCTCCGTACTCTTCTTGCGATTTTGATTGGTTTTTTGTTTATGATTTTGATCCTAGGAGCTCTTGTACTCATCCTCTTACTTTTAATCCGTCTTAGTAGATAATTTTTACTAATCTTTCAAAGCTTCTCTGAGAGCATCCATATCATTCTCTTTTTCAAATTTTTCTTGGTATTGGTAATTCTGATTTCTCATTTTTCCTTCTTCTGTCAGCATATTTGCGTTCCAATTCAAGCCAACAACCAATTCTCGCACCTGCTCCCAGGTCATTTCATTAAGAATCATAGGAACAGGAGTACAAAGTTCTTTAGACAAAGTAACGAAAAAGACTCCCTCTGGACTCCAGCTGGAGCTTTTTTCTCCTCCTACTAGAGGAAAACTCTTATTATCACCGACACCATAAAGATAGGTCTGGTTTCGAACCTTTTGTAATTCAGCCCCCTGCTGAAGAAGGAACTTTCTTTGTCTCTGAGAGAAGTTTTTTGCTCTCATCCTCTCCAAAAGATCTATAATAACAGTGGCTGGATCATTTTCCTCAATTTTTCTAAAATAGGCTATCGTCTGCATAATACTTGCCTGTTGGACTTGGATATACTCTATCTTTCTTCAACTTAAAGGTCGACATCTTGGCAGAGATAAAAGGACTGAGAAGATCTTTCTCTCGAGCGGTGAATTTTTCATGATTTCAAAAAAAAGGAAGTAAAACTACTTCCTTTCGTATTTAATTTGTCCAATTTTACAAACAAACCGTTAAAAAAGCGGCAAATTTTGCCGTTTTAGTTGGCATTCTTGAGTAATTCTTTTTTCTTGCTTGTAAACTCTTCTTCGGTAAGGATTCCCTCCTTGTAAAGTTTTGAGAGTTTCGCTATCTTATCCAAATTATCTGAACTATCAGCAATGATAGTTTCAGCATTACCCCCTTTTATTGTGATTTTTTGGTCTAGAAGTTTCTTAACTTCTCAGCATTTATCCAGCCATCTAAACCTCACAGGATGGTCATTCCCTGTTATGATTTCCAAAGTCTCAAAACTAGAAAGCTTGATATTATTGATTTTTTCATACCTTACTTCCTCTGCAGTTTTCATGATCCATCATTTTTTGACGATCACTGAATGTTGACCTAAAATGAGCTTTTCTTGTAAAAGACTAGCAGCCTTTGAAGCTAATACAGCAACAACAATACCAACTATAACATAGAGTGGAGTTTTATCCTCAATCTCAATAGAAATACAAAAGATTATGAGAATAAAAATCAGGATTCCATATCCTATTACTGAAGCACCTCTCTTTCAATAAACTTTTTCTTGCATGAGTATGAATGAATAAAAAAATAAAATAACTATTTACATCTCATCCCTACAGGAGGATTTGAACCATCAGGACAAGGTTCTGACTTAGACCTTACATCCAAAAGTTGTGTTGCTATTTTTTGTGTCTTTTTATTTTTTGTGCAAAGATAAGTATTGCTATAAAATATATTTCTAATAGGATTTACAGTATATTTTTCGGTAAACTTTCATTCAATCTTTGAGGTATCTTCTGTATAACTTTTAACCTTACTTACTTCAATATCTCACAAGACATTAAAAACACTCTTTGTATTCTCTTTAATCTTTTTGACACAAGCCTCTAAGAAGCGTTCATTGTAAGATGTTTCACTCTGTTTTTCTGCAGCATCTTCCTCGAGTTCTTCTTCTGTTTTTTCTCTAGTCAAAGAAAGGAATTCAAAATTTGAGTGCTCAGCATTCTTTGCTTGAATGAAAATACTTTTTTTCAATCCCCCAAAAGTAATTTCTTTTTGAATAACACCACTAATGATTTCTACATTTTCTCTATCTATACTCGCTTCAGTTGCTCCTCTAAGTTTAACTTGTAATAAATATTCCTTAGTTGGTCAAATATTCCCTGTCGCACTGAGGATTTCAATCTCTACTTCAGGATAAATATACTCCTTTTCTCCACAACCTACAACTATTATTCCCATGATAAGTATTCCTGTTACTAAAAGCAGTTTCTTCATCCTTCCTTTCTAACCTTTCTAAAAAATAAAAAACCACTTATTGGGTGCTACATTCTCTCTCAAACAATCAAGAAAAATCCAATAAGTGGTTTTTTCACTTGATTGCAAAATCTGAATGTAGCAATTTCTTATATTCTTATTTTATATAAAATCAATATCAAGTTTAAAAGGGGAAAACAGTTGCTTTTTTTGGAGCAACTATTTTTTCAAGACCTAAAGAGGTAAATCCGCACAACGATCTATGTGGTGGAAATCTACATTTTCAGATTTACAGTATGGACAGGTATGTACCTTAAGTGCATACCTGGTTAAATACTCTGAGATAATTTTATCTGCCTTTTTTATTTTTCTATATTTTTCATCTGCAGTATTTCAAAAAATACACTTTACATCATAAAAAAAGGACTCTATCGCTTCTTCTAATGATTTCTCTGAGATTTTTACCTCTTTTCCATCTACTCGAGCAAGTCTTTTTTCAAGGTTAATGCTAATCTTCATCTGTACTCTTATAAACCTGATAAAAGCCTGAGATTACCAGGATTGTCCCTGCAATACTAGAACCCCAAAAAAGGTAAGGATTCTCAAAACTCTTTGCCTCGAACAAGAGTAAACTCCCTCCTAAAGCCATAAAGAGCCCAAAGAGAATACCAAGTGCCCTTCTGATGACTGCTACCTGATCTGAGAACTTAAAGAGTGTTTTCCAGAGGATGTTTATGGTTTTATCTTTCTCCTTGAGAGCTCTTTTGAGAATAGCAATATCATCCATCAAATCAGCTATCCTGTTCCTTGTGAGGCGAAGATTTTCTTCTATGTGAAAGAGCTTTTGGTTCTGCTTTCTGAGTTTTTTGCTCGTTTGTGGAAGTGTTACGGTTTTTCGGGTTTGTGATTTTTTCATGATAATTTATTCAAAATAAAATCTTTTCTTAGCAAATTCACTGCATTTCTGCCCATGAACAAGCCTAGAAGGTCAGTAAAATTTTGTCCCATTCTGCCATTTCTGATTGCAAAGTTCCACTTGGGTTTGCCAGGAAGTATAATACTCACGAGGCAAGTGATGATACAAGGTATGGATCTGACAAATCCCTACCGAATATCCTCAATCTCCTCTGATAGTTATATCCCAATTCCCATTTTCGCACTCCATCATCGTCACAAGACTCAGACCTCAGAGCTGATAGGCATACTGCACAATCTGTTGTCTTTGGTCGTCCTTGTGAAATCAGGAGTGCCAGATCTTTCAGGTTGGTTTTTTTTCTGAAGACTGTTTTTTATTTTGAGATTTTAATTTTTGAGGAGGATTTTTATCAGAGCTTATCTGCTCACGAGTAAACCCACGACTTGTTTGTATGGTTTATTGAGGATTTGTTCGTGCTGGGTTTTGAGTGTCGCTATTTTTTCATCTCGCTCCGAACAGAAGCTAGATTTCCCAGCATAAACTTCCATCGTCTCAAAATAAGGGAGCTCGTCCAGGCAAGATTGTTTTTTTTCTGTAAGATCTAGGAGCTCTTGAGCAAGGCTTCAGATTCTATCTCTTTCTGTTGTAACTGGAGGATAAAAGAGGACGAAATACCTCCAAGTACCAAGCCCAAGAATCAAAAGAATAAAAGCTGAAATCACGATTTTTTGTGTTGTTGTCATGAGAATAATTGATTAGAAAGTTAAAGCATTACTAAGTTTCTGAAGAAAAGTTGGATCTTCCTCGTATCTCTGAGCTACGAGCTGAAGAAGTTCTTCGTCTGAGAGCTTAGATTTCTGAGGATCAGGAGCCGCAGGGACATCCTTGATTTTGATAATTTTCTGCATTGCTGCGACTTCTGGAACATCATGTTTCATCTGTAGGATGGATTCTAGTTCTCTGAGAAGGGCTGCTTTTGCAGTCTGATCTTCTACTCTCTCAATGATCAACTTTTGGAGTCTATCATAGACGAGTCTCTTGAAGAAGTAGATTTTCTTTTTCTGCTTCTCCTCAATCTTGGTCAGATCAGGAGCAAAGAGCGTCGCCTGCTGCTGAAGTGAGAGCTTTCTAAGTGTTGCCATGATTGGAAGATTATTGAGGTAAAGTAATTTTTCAGGTCTTGTAGAGCTCAAGAAAGCAGTCCTTCGTAGCTCTAATATCTGCCATTGCATCGTGTACATTGTCAAAGTCCTTGCCAAAGAGGAATCTATAAAGCTGACTCAATCTTGGCCATCTTCCTCCTGGTCAGTTTACTAGCTCAACCGTAGACATCATGGTATCAAACCACTTATGAGCATCAGGATTAAAACCAACAGATCCACAACGCATGATCTCTCCCATGAACATTTTGCGGTCATACTCCACATTATGTCCGATAAGATAATCTGCCTTGGTCATATAGGCTACAAATTCCTTGATATAATCCTGAATGTAGCCAAACGGCTCAAGGTCTTTTTTATAAATGTGATGAACATTGCTTGCCTGTTCTGGTATTTCCTCCTCAATTTTTATGTATTGATTGATGATTCTTTCCTCATGGAAAATTCAAGTTTCCTCATCAAGAGTTCAAAAAATAGCTCAAAACTGAATAATTCTATCGGTTTCTGGATTTAATCAAGTTGTTTCGGTGTCAAAAAAGAAGAGTTTCATTAGGTTTAAATAGGGAATAAAAGTTATTTAAGAAGTCAGTTTGCTTTTTTCCACTCCTCTGGAGTTGGTACATAAACCCGCTGAGCAACGAAGTTTCTGATCTTCTCTATGTAATCAGTAAACTCCGCTGTATTCAGGCTCGCAGTTGAGCGAACATAAGGGGCTTTTTTGGTTTGGTCCAGGAGGAATTTGTAGCCCATCACTCCATGGACATAATCAGCATCCTCACCCATATATTCAGCGATAGTTCTATACACCCCACCCCAAAGATAGCGATTTTGCTCGCTTGTGCGGTCTTTTTTGTATGGGATAATCTCATACTCTCAGTCTTTGAGTCCAATGATGTTTTGCTTGAAATCACCCTCATTAACCACTGAGCCAAGCATTTTTTTGAAAAGCATTATAATACATCTTCTAGTGATAAAGTTTGGAGGTAGTCCGCTTTGATTATTGCTCTTCTGAGGAGATCTTCCATCTCAGGAATGAGATCATCACTCCAGGCAAACTCAAATCTTTTTCCGCACCATTCTTTGAGTGGATGTGTTCTCAAGTAATCCTTGAGCTCAGGGACGGTTTTGAGTTCTGCGTGCTTGTCTTCAGGAACGAGAGCCAACAGGTCTTCTTTTTTGAACTCCTGAGGAATTGAAACTCTGGCTTTTTTGACCTCCTGAATATAAGCAGGTAACTTTTCTCCTGATTGCTTATATCGTGCGTATTGATAGAGTCTCATTTGCTGACCGTATTTTTCTTCTACCTTCTCCTCTGGAGTAAAGGTAGCAACTGTTTTGTGGTCTAAGATGTAATCTCAATAAAAAGCATCAAATCTGACTTTGAGATTGTATTTTTCTGTCAATGGCACGATGATTTCTTTTTCTGCTTCCAGAGGATCTGGAAGTTCTAAGGTCTGCACATTATTCAGAGCCTCAGTGACTGCAATTATTGCATCTGCAAGCTCTTCTTCTGGAGCATTGTTGTCTTTGAATTTCTTCTCCATCTCCGCAAAATACACTTCCGTATTGTAGTCTCAGAGCTTCTTTTTTGCCTCCATACAAGAGGCAAAGCATTCTCATATTGCAAAATAAGACTGAAATTCTGACTCTCGTTGTCCGAGAACATATCACTTGAATCGCTTTCTGTTGTCGGCTTGGAGCAAACCGATTGATCGGTTGGAAAGGTTGATTTTCTTGTTCATTAGTCAGTTTGGTTAAGATCTAAATCAACTTTCTCTGCTACTGCTGAGGCGAGTTTTTCTTCGAGTTCCCTGTTTTTCTCCTTGAGTTTGTTATATTCTTCTCTGGCGTTCTTCTCTTTTCTCTCCTCGGTTTCCTTGATGAGTTCTACGATTTCTCCGATATTTTTTTCAACAGCTCTGTTGAAAAGGAGTCTCTCTAGTGCAGAATTGATGAAGATTGTGTTGTTATCTACGACTCCGATTTGTCTTTCTCATTTTTTAATCTGATATGCTCCATAACAATAACGGATCAGATAGTTTCATAATTCCAATTTGTCTGAATAATAATCAATTTTGCTCATAGCAAAGTTGAATAGTTTTTGTGTTGTTTTTTTCATGATTAGAATGAATTAAGAAATAAATTTATTTGTTCCCCTATATCTTTGGAAACGGTATATTTGTTTTTGATTTCTCTCGCTTTATTGATAGCTTCATCTTTGTTTTTGTCTTTCGTCCGCTTTTTGTATTCTTCCAGCTTTTCCTCTGTGAATTGTGGTTTTTCCACTGGTTTTTTTGATTGAGGATTGCTCTTTTTTTGCGACATAATATCATCGCTATGCGTATTATCGGTATCATCAATGTCTCCTGTTGGAGTAAGGAAAGTGTAAAGAAGAGCATATTTGAGAGCATAAGTTGTCGCCTTCCCTGCTCCCTTGTCTTGAGTATCTACACCGTGTCCGTAACCAACAATTCTCCTACTTTCTCCGCTTTCGTGGATCAAGTCATAAGTAACCTTAACTTTTGTGAACCTAGAAGTCTTAACTTTAGTTTCTCCCTTGTAGGTTTCTTCTGAAATGTTGGTTTCTACGGATTCTTCAATATCAATAGGGAGAATGATAAGTCCATTTCTTTTCATTGCTCCTCAGATAATGAGTTTTACATCCTTGTCACTAACTCATTTATAAGCACTAGTCCCAATGCCTACCTGAAGATTTTTATCAATGTTTTTTACCTCATCCATTACATTGAGAATTGCTTTTGTGAGGCCTTTTACCTCAGTTTTGTTAGTTTCTTTTACCATCTTTGTGATCTCTTAATTGATAAAGTTTTGCAATATAGCATTTTCTGATTTGCACAAGCCTGATATTGATCAGCTTTTCAGCTCCAGGACTCAGCTTATCATAGAGCAATTGTCTCTCAAGTTTGTCTTTTAGTGCTCCAAGGTTCATGAGTTCCAGCTGGAGAGACTTCAGCTTTCTCTCATATTTTTCATCGGTCTGAAACATTTTTTAACTTTTTCAAGGGATAAAATTTAATTTCCAATCTGCATACTAGCTGGTTTACAAACCAGTTCTACTTCTCAGAGACTTCCGTTTCTATTTTTGCGGATATAAACTTTCATCGTCTCTGGGTAGTATTCCAGATCTCTATCCAACATCAGTACAATATCTGCATCTTGTTCGATACTTCCCGAATCTCTCAAGTCTGAAAGTTTCGGCTCCTGAAGAGCTCTTGTCTCTACGGCTCTATTGAGCTGCGAGAGGAGAATAATGGAGATTTGCAAGTCTTTGGCGAGCTTTTTTAGAGTTCTAGTGATTTTACCAATCTCTAGATTTCTGTTGTCGCCCTTGATGTCAAAGATCTGCAGGTAATCAATATACACGAGGTCAAGTCAGGATTTTTTGTGTAAATATCTGATCATTCTGGTAATCTTGGCAAGGGAATACGCTGAATCCACTAAAGTCAGATTTTTCAGCTGATCCTCCAGCTTGATCATCGCAGTGTTGATGCGGTCAAGCTGTACTGAGTTGGCTGGCTTATTCATCTGGTCTACTGGCATTCCTGAGTTCCTGGCAAGGATCCTTTGTGAGATTTCTTTGTTGGTCATCTCGAGGCTGAAGAGAGCTATTTTTTTGCCTGCTTCATTCTGTTTGAGCAGGAAGTTCATCGCAACCATCGTTTTTCAGACGCTTGGCCTTGCTGCTATGATATTGAGTTGTCCAGGAGTAAATCAGCGAAGGTAGGTATCCAGCTTGGTGTAGCCTGTAGGATGATAGATCGCCGTAACCGTTCCTGTGAGCTCTGCTACGATCTCCACAAGGACTTCTTTAATGTCCGCTACTTGGATTTCCTGTTTGTCAAACTGAGCGATTTTTTCATAGATCAGGTCTAAAGGCTGATCATCATCAATTGCGATCTGAAGGCCTTTGATAATTGTCTCTATTCTGCGAACTTCTGTGAGTCTCTTGAGTTCTAGGTAGTTTTCCTTTCGGCTGTTGACGGGCAAGATTGTAGCAATCTGCAAGATATAATCTTGTTCCTCTTCATCAAACTTTGACTGGATCAGAGCTAGGTTTGAGCCAACTTCCTTAATGGCCTGAAAGAGCTTTTTGTGTGTTGGATTGACAAAGTCATTCTCTGAAAGCTCGCTCTCCAAAAGAAGATCTGCATCAATCATCAGCTTCGCGAGGATCTGTTTTTCTAATTCTAGATTTTTTTTCATTTTAAGATATTACCTCGTCTAAAGCTCAAGTTTTTGCGATTTTCGTCGCGGCGGAAGAAGTTTTTTTGACTTCCTTATTTTTTTGTTTAGCAAGGAAATCCTTGTTCCAAGCTCTGATTGTATGATAGTGGGATTTATATTTTTTACCTCTGCTTCAGATATAATTATTCAGATTTTCTATTGTTTGTTCTAGAATTTTCTCTCACAAATCTACAAGGAGTTTGGTGTGCTCGTTTTGCGTGAGCAAAACGAAGTCTCAGAACTTAAGTTTTTTTTCTTTTATATTTTCTTTTTTTAATTTATTAGTACTAGTATTAGTACTAGTATCAGTAAGGCATTCGCGGCATTCATCAGCACCGTCGGCATTCAACGGCATACTATTGTATGCTACGGCATCACTTTCCAAATCTTCTGGAGGTCAATCAGAATGGGAATCTGATTTTTTTCGCCTTTTGTTCGCCTTGTCTCTTTGGATTTCAGATTTTTTTGCTCGTTCTGCGTCAATTTCATTCCAGAAATCTTGCATATGAGCGAGAATAAATTTGAGATCTTCTGGAGGATCTACAGCTCTTCAGTTTCTAATTGCAAGAATACATTTGAAGAGTCTTCAGGCTGTTTCATCATCCATAATGTTGGTGTAAGCTATCCAGTCATTGCAAATGACGGATGTCCTCTTTTTTTTCTGAGCCATTCCATTTTTAAGTCACTAGAGTAAAGTTTTTTAGAGGTTCTCCCATGGCTCTGAGTCCTTCTCCAAGGATCAATTTTGCTAGATAGAATCTACCTCTAATTTTTAGGCATTCATGAACTTTGCCTTGAATATAGGCGTAAAAGTTCTTGCCGTTCCCCTTACTCGTGATCAAGGTTTTTTCTTGCATCTTTCGGGAATTAAGATATAAAATCAGGAGCTTTTTTGAGTTGCAGAAAAATATGTTTCTACTCCTCAGAGTAGCTCCTAAAACTCATAGAATGGCTTTTGCAAGAGGACTTTTTTAGAAATTGTTTGAAGTTTGAAGCAGGGAGAGTCACTTTATCATAGTGCTATGTCCTGTCTACCTCAAGTTGCGAATGCAATTTTCAAACAACTAGGTAAAAGAAAGATACGCCACCACCTAGCCGTTTGGAATTTACATTCACTTCTTTCTTTTTTAGGGTGGCTAGTTGGTATTTCTTGCAGGTTTTTTTGTCCCAGAGGGAGTGTATAGACTCAGTTGAAGATAGCCACTGGAACAAAAAAAGCCATCATAGGATATATGATGACTTTTTATAGTTTAGACCTAGTAAATCACACTCAAGAAATCCAACAGACATTCTGAGCTTTTTGATCAGTGGATTAGTGAAAAACTCAGATCAAACCTCTCAGAACAGGAAAAGAATGAATTCTGAATTCTCCGTAGGCAGACCTTAAAGTGAAATCAGAGATATTCTAGTCCATTCCTAGAAAATCTCCAGTGAGAGATTATCTCATCAAGGGAACAGCTCAGAGCTAAGGAACAAGCCCTTCTCCAAGAGGCAAAGTCTTTCCTTGAAAAGAAAGTTCATGTGCTTGCTGTTGTTGCTGAGAAAATTGCTTGGGTTGATCTGTTGACGTCTTATGCGTTACTTGCAAAGGAGCAACACTATACTAGACCACAGCTTTTAGACCAGGAGATAATTGCTATCCAATGAGGTCGTCATCCAGTGATTGAGGCATTCCTTCCAAAAGATCAGCCATTTATTCCTAATGACCTCAAGATCGGAAAACAGCCAAATCTTCCAAGTGATGATGGCATCATTCACATCATTACCTGACCAAATATGGGAGGAAAATCAACCTATCTCAGGCAGTCTGCTTTGATTGTGCTTTTAGCACATTGTGGGCTCTTTGTCCCGGCTCAAAAGGCTGAAATCTGACTTGTTGATGGAATTTTTGCTAGAGTTGGAAGCTGAGATATTATCGCGAAAAACCAATCTACCTTTATGACTGAGATGATTGAGGTTGCGAATATTCTTAATAATGCAACAAAAAAAAGCTTTATCATCTTTGACGAACTTGGTCGTGGAACCTCTACGTATGATGGGCTAGCACTTACCAAGGCAATTTTGCACTATATTCTCCAGACACTACAAGCGAAAACACTTATTGCTACGCATTATCACGAATTGATCGCTCTAGAGCAGGAATCTCCACTGATCAAAAATTTCTCAGTTAGTGTGTATGAAACAGACAAACAGGTGATTTTTATGAAAAAAATTACTCATGGCTGAGCAAATAAAAGCTATGGAATCGATGTAGCTAAATTGGCAGGTATCCCTTCCTCAATTTTGGCTGAAGCGCGTGAGAATTTAGCTGCCCTCGAAAAGGATCAAAAAGATCAAAAAAATCAGACTTCATCTTTTGCTTCTTCAGTACAGGGATTATTCTCACTTCCTAAGGAGGAGTTTCTTGATAAAGCTCAATACGAAAAAATAAAATCAATGCTTAATGGCATTGATCTTAATAATATTACTCCGCTTCAGGCGCTCCAGCTCCTCGTGAAAATTAAAGAGGAACTCTAGTTACTGTGCTGCATACATACGATCAAAACTGCTTGATCTATTGGTCAGATAATCGCTCGCAGTTTTTCAAAAACTAAAGCTTTTCTCATTTTTTTCATCTAGATAGGTGATTACTCCCTTTGATTTATCGTATACAATTGGCTTTTGTGCCATTTCATGATCAATTAAAATCGGACTTTCTGAGGCATTAATCATTCCGATAGAGAGACTTCCGTTTGGAGTCTTTTCTAGGATTTGCGAAAATTGTTCGTAAGTGTCAATATCTAGGATACCATTAACTTCTGGGCGTTCAGTGGCATTCGAAGTTGAGAGAATATGTTTTTGATCATACTGAATACGACCAGTTTTTAGATCTTTTGACATAAACTTTCCAGCGATAGAGGTAGCAGACAATGAGGGAAGTCAGATATTAAATTTTTTATCAGTTGTTTTCATAAAATCTGAAATCATTGCGAGATTGTCTTTATCGTTACGAGAGGTAATTGATGGGAAAACAAGTAGTGGTCATTGTGAGGGATCCTTTGAGTATTTTGAAATCCCCTGTAAAAGTTTGATTGTGTCTTCTGGCTTCATATCATGGAAGTGAAGCTCTGTCCCATCTTTTTTCATCGCATTATAAATTTTTGGAAGGTTCTCAGACAAATCAACAGCATTAATATTAGCTCACCAAGCTCTACTTGCACTTTCCGTATATCCATAGCACTCCTTGAGAATATCCTTAGGATTTGTCCCAGTTCTCAATTTCTCAACGACGACACTATTTCTACGGCTAGGATCATTGTAGGGATGTTCTTTAGCAAGATTGAGATTCTTTTTTGAAGTATCTAGTCCTTTTTCAGTATTGTTTACCTGTTTTACGTTGCTTTCTTTCCCTTTAGCGAGAGGTTTAATCTCTTTTATTTCATCTCTGCTTCCCATATTTTCCATACTCATATTATCAGAATATAAAGATTATACTCAAGTATACCCTTTTTTCTAAAAAAGTCAAAAAAGCCAGATTTTTTTATAAGTTCAAAAAAAGCTTCTTCCTGTAAATCAGGGAAAAGCTTTTTAATTAGACGTAGGTCTAGATAATAGTTTCTGGATCATGATTGAGTATCCTGTCCTTAAGTTTTAATTCTCTAAGGATTTCTCGAGAGAGACTCGTAACCTCTTCCAAGGCCTCATATGTTCTTTGTAGTTCTTTCAATTCTTTACCAACAAAACTTTTATCATTTATCGCTTCTTGATACCTCTTTTGAAGTTCTTTTGTTTTTTCAAAAGAGCTTTAAAATTCCTTATCTAAGCGAACAAGCTGTTCTCTCAAGAAGAGAAAATATCTTTCTTGATAGGTTTCGTCAGAAACTTTCTGATGGTTAGGTTTTTTTTCCATGACATTTATTTTTTTGTATTAGACAAGCAGTATATATATTTTTGATTCTAAAGTCAATACTTTTTTTAAAAATAATACAATAAAAAAAACTGACTCCGTTGTGCTGAAGTCAGATTTTTATTATTTGTAGTATTAAAGAGCAGAAGTCCTAGGAGTGAGATCTTTATAATATAAATCTCCATTATACTGATTCTGAACCTGAGAATCTTTGATGAAATTCCCAAGTTTTCAAAGATGTCCAAGAATTTTCCCCATATAAGTAAAAATCTGTCTTGGAGTATAGTTTTCTGCTCCCTGAAGGTGCATAAATTTCAATAGTGATGGAGAAACAAAGATCAACATTACTGTCAAAAACATTCCCAAAATCATGTATCTGATGC